TTATTGAGCTTGGACATGGGGGGCACTCTCCAATGAGTTGATAGCAACATCGGTGCAAGGGATAATCTCAATCGCTTCAAGCCATACACTATCTACTGCTTCTACGATTTTTGAGTCGTTGTGTTTGATGCCGTACAATGCACAAGCGGATAGACTAATACCTTCTTTTGCCCACCATTTCCACATTCTGCGGGCATTTTTTATGATGACTTCATTGCCTGCTTTTTGTTCAAGCTCGCCAAACCACACCCCTGCTGAGTAGGTGCGGATAATGACTTTTTTGCCAAGCATGGCATTTAGTCCGTCTTGCGATGGCGTGCTGTGATTGCCAAGCAAAGCTTGGATTTGTTTGATTTGACCCAAGGTTAGGTTGTCGATGTTCATAGGTTTTACCTTTGTTGCGAAAAAAATTAATTGTTAAAACGGCATGTTATATGCCCCACTTGGGGGCGTTACCACTTTCCCATGTTTTGCCCGCCTTGATTTTGGGGCGGAAAGGCAGGGGGTTGTCCTGTTTGATAGTGGGGCGGTTGGAACTCATTGGGAATGCCACCTGTAAAGCCGTTTTGCCCATGTCCCTGTGGGGCGGTGTTTTGCCCCTGTTGTGGATAGCCTTGCTGTTGGTTGTTTTGACCTGATGGTAGCATTTGCATTTGATTGGCTCGCACTTCGGTACTATAACGCTCTATGCCTTGTTGGTCGGTGTATTTGCGAGTGTGCAAACTGCCTTCGATATACACCAAACTGCCCTTATGCAGATACTGCCCTGCGATTTCTGCTAGGCGGTTAAACAGACTGACACGATGCCATTCGGTGGCTTCTTTTTGTTCGCCTGTCTGCTTGTCTGTCCAACGCTCACTTGTAGCAATGGACAGATTAGCGACTTGACCGCCATTTTGGAATTGGCGGATTTCGGGGTCTTGACCTAAGCGACCCACGATGATGACTTTATTGATACTTGCCATGATTTACTCCTGTTTTGCGTTTATGACGGTCAATACCGTTAATAGCCATATTAAGTAACGGTAACGATAAGCTAATAATAACCACGAAAATCATATTTTGATTTTGTGTAGGGTGAATTTGACCCAATAACAATAAGAACATGTATACAAAAGATATGATTGACAATAGGATGCCGATATATCCAATGATGATATATTTTTTCATAATTCACTCCGATTGGCTTAATCGGCTCATGCCGTCATGTGGTAGGGTGGTAGGTTCGTTTTTCATTTATTTTCTCCAAAAAAATTAATAAATTGCCATTGGACAACATCGATACCAACAGCATTATCAAAATCCACGCCGTCTTTATCATCGTTCAAGCGTGGGTTGGTTAATTGGTGCCAACAGTGCCAAATTTTGCCATTATTATCTTGATGTATCGTAAATTCAGCTATTGCAACCCGCCCTTTATTGGTTAAGACAACACATGGTTCACTAATAACACCATGCTCCATATTGGGGTATTTTTGCAATTCAATAGTTTCTTTTTCAATATCAAGTGGGTAGCTCATCACTCACTCCGTCACTGTCTCGCCATCGATATAATCGACAATTTTTTTGAGTGTTTTAAGGTTGATAGGTTGAGCATATGACCAACTAATATCTTCGTGCATGAATACCCAGTAAAATTGATTAACTTTACTGATTAATTCGATGAAGCTGTTGTCTAAGTTAAGATTATGGTTGGTCTTGGAAGGACAATAAATCAAATCGCCCACTTTAAATTTTTGCTTCATGATTAAGCTCCTACGCTATTCAAAAACCCCCAAAACTCACTTAACTGTGATTTTGGCAAGTCTAACAATTTCAATTTTCTTTGATTTAAGGCATTAGCGACTGTATTTCTGCCTTGTTCGGACAAGCTATTGATTTTTTCCATTAGGCTATCATAGTCATCTTGACTAATCGGCTCATCAAAGGCTTGGGATAAGTCAGAGACATATTTTGATCCGTCAAAGTTGCCCAAATAAATATCCCCTGCCACACCAACGGCTTTAAATGCTACACTTAGGGCGTCTGTTACCGCCATTTTGTAGCCGTCATCATTGGACTGTAAGCCGTTTTTGTTGCTCTCAATGATTTCCGAGCCACCAATACCGCTAAATTCTTTGCCCCATTCGCCATCAAGTTTTGTTTGTACTGCCACTTCGGCAAAGCACATCACAGAGCCGTTGGGGTGCGGCTCGCTCCAAGTTCTAACAATGCGGTAATTCCAACCATGACCAACCGCTCCAAAGGCTTGTGTCATCGCCATCAACCGCCATTGGGGGTTAATGTCTGATTTGCCCTTTAATTTTCCAAAGCCGATTGGCTTTAAAAATTGGGGCGGTACTTGCTTAACCTTATTCCAGATAGATAAATTATCCATATTCACACCTTTACACACCTTAAAAAGGATTGCAGGGCGGTCAAGGTGTGAAATACCGCCCTGCAAAAGGGTTTATTTAATTCTTAAATGCTCGCCTTGCACCAGTGTTACGCCTTTAATCTCGCCACCATCTTTTAAAAACTTCTTAATGGCGGTGGTGTCTGCTTCTACCGTTACCTTTTGAAATTTGGGCGGCAGGTGCTTGGGGTCAATGTCAATGCGAACGCTTTCGGATGATTTGTGGATTGCCACCGAGCCAACATCAAACTCAAATTTCTTTTGTCCGCTTGCTTTTATCGCCATAAAAATGGCGTTTTCTAGGCGGTCAAGACTGTTTGAAACCGTCTTTTTCCCCTGTTGGAGCTTGGCGATTTCTTCTTTGTAGGATTTTTCTTTGGCTTTTTTGTTTAAAACCACATAACGATAGGCTTCTAATTTGTCCGCCAAATCGCCTTCTATCAACCCCAAAAGCTCCTGCACTTCGCCGTCATCGGGTGGTGGCAGTTCGCCATTGTCTAAGCGTTCTTGCAAGCGTTCTAAACGCTCGCTGATGTTTTCTTGGATTTGATAAATATTCATAAAAATACTCCTGTTCAAATTCGGTTTAATCCACGATTGCCAACTACCTTTTGGCAATCGTGGGTTAAAACGGCAATTCATCAAACTCTTGCTCTGTCTCGTGCAGATAGCGTTCATACTCGTAGTAGTCGCTTTCCATCTCCGCTTGCATATCATCTGGCAAGCTGTCTAAGTAGTCTTGATAGTCTCTATCGTTCATCTTTTTTCTCCATAAGTTCGATTGCCACTTGGTCGCTAGGGCTGATATAAGTTTCTTGTGCCACACGGCTGTTATCATCTGCCGTGTGCTGTGCCCAGCCAAAGATACACTGATACACGATAACCACAAGGGCGATATATGCTATCGCCCCGCCAATCAAATCTGATAGCTTCATGCGTATTCCTTTTCATATCCTGCCACTTCATGCTCCAATAGGGGCAAGTAACATTTTTTGCTAAACGCTTTTTTAACCAAGTCTTGATTTTCCACCAAATCCAAATCTAGTGCTATCTCGGCAAACCGATTAAAACACAGCTTAGCGGTGTGAATGACCGTGTGTTCGTCATACTCGGTTACGTCCGCTTCAACGTGGACGGCATTACATTCTTGCCCCTTTGGGGTTAATTCTGCGATAAGTATCATACCTGCTCCTTAGTAATATCGGGACGTGTTCTCGCCCCATTTAAAATTGTCATCAAAACAGCCTTGATAAGCATCATAAAACTCATCACAATCAAGGCGTTCTTTTATAATCTCTGCCAGATGATATGGCATGGGGTAGTACTCCCCGTCATCGTCTATGCCCTGTATGTCGGTAATGATGGGGTGGTACTGGTTCCAAAAGTACTCACGGGTGTAATCATCATCACACATCCGCTCGCACTCATGGTCTAGGCTTAGCTCTGCCCAGATACATTCATCTAATATGTTTAGTGCGACAATCGCATGGCTTGGGCTGATTTCATCAATCATGATGCTCTCCTAAAAGTTAATCCGTGATTGGCAACTTGTAAGTAATGCTGACAAGTTGCCAATGGCTGATTAGCTTGGTTCCGTTATATCGCACGGTTTCCTAACTGCAAACTGTTAAATAGTGTTCAAGCGGTCGTTCCGTCTTGATGGGGATATTATATCCTTATAACGATATTTATTAAGCGTTATAAGGATATTTTTTATCTTTAAAACGATATTTATGATAAAAGGTATTATTTTAAAGATAGGCGGTAAAAGATGGGCATAAAAAAACCGCCCAACAGGCGGAAATTTTTTAAAAATGCTTGATTTTATATACTGGATAGGATATAATATAAATATCAAGGCAAGGGAGCAAGCCTTGCCTTGTAGGTTAAATCGCTGACCTGTTAAGCAAAACCAGCGACTACCCTGTAAGGAGAAACGATATGAGAGTTCTGGTAAAACTTTTAATCGTTGCGGTCTTTATCTTGTATAGCTTACCCGCTTACTAAGATAAATGCCTAAGTCATTAGCCAAAAGCCGATGATATGGCAGAGCGGATAGGAAACACCGCTCACCCCTTACATTAACTATCATATTAGCATAAGGAATACCTAATGTCAAACTACCAAAACACCGAATACACCAAACGAGCCAAAGCCAACTATAACGCCAAAGCCCTGCGTTCTACCACAGTACAGTTTATGCCAAAAGACCAAGAAGCCCTAGATGCCCTTGACAAGCTTACCGAGCGATATGGTTCGGTCGCTAAGGCGGTTAAGGCAAGCCTTTTGGCTCATAGCAAGGAATGTGAATAGGGCAATAAAAAAGCCCCCGATTGGGGGCGGTGGTGTGCGGATAAGTGGCAGGGATATCTAGTGGGATATCCTTAGGCAACCATACTGGTAGGTTTGATGTTGCACAGACCAGACAAAATACGGCTTTCTTTGTCAAAATGCTTTTTGTCGCTGTCGTCCATGAACACATTAAACACCAAATCGCCATGAATGGCTTGTACGTCATGGATTTTTCTAAGCAGTTGCCCTGTGGCTTGGGGTTTTGGTTGGACAAACTCAAATACATGGTCATTGACAGCAAAATCAAACCGATAATCCGTCCCAGATAAACCCCTAAATTTTACCTTTTCTTCAAAAGCCCCAAATCTTTGTAAAAGATAGTGGCGTATGCCGTCCATGATGCTGTCCACATCCTGCTCGTGGATTGTCTTTGGGCGGTAGGTGGTCAGTAGGGCAAAAATATTTAAAAACTCGCCAATGACTTGCCCTGTTTGGGCGGTGGTGGTCTCGGCGTGCAAGGCATAATCGGTAAAATGGATAGAGCCGCCCAGCTTGTCTAGGTTCTTGCGGATAATGTCGCTTGCCTGACTGGGGTCGGGCAAGGATAATTCTAGGGCGTTATGGGTCATGCCATAATCACAAAATATCACACCCATACCAGAAGGACGCACGCAAAAATGAGCAGGGTCGCCACTAGTGAACGTCTGTGGTGTGGTGATGATAAGGTGGTTTGGGCGTTCTATGACGTGCAAACCATGCTGTAAGAAGTCATGCTTATTCATAACAATAACCCTTCGTTTGGGGCATTTATTTTACCTTGAATGGTGATGTGAGTGCAAGCACAAAAATAATCTATCCAGTCATGCCAACCGTAGCGGTCATGCCCTTGTGGTAAGTCTTGGTGGGCGTGGGTCATCTCGTGTATGTGCGTGCCAAAAAATGTAATGTCATTTTCCCTATGGCTCGGATAATCGGGTGGATAAACTTCAAGCTGTCTGATGATGTTTCTAACACGATCATGTCGATAAGCTAGGGCAAATGAGTGATACCATTCATCATAGATAAGTTGGGATTTTAGGTGTAAAAATAAGCCGTCTATCGTGTCGTTGGTGTCTGCTGACAACATATAGCTACTTTCCCAATGATGATAGCCATAGGGCGATTTTTTGGACTGTCTGGGTTCGTGGATAAAAATAATGTCTTGACTTACTATTTTTGACATTTGTAAATATACGGATAATTCATTGACTGCCACATTATAAAATCGTTCACTACCCATGTTACACCAACACCCTTTTATGCTCTAACACCACACCAATCACTTCAAACGGCTTGGCACGGCTGTCAATGGGTGGGTAAAACTCATTGAGTGCGATAAGCTGATGATAGGGCTTGCCGTCATCAAAACATTCACGGTATTTTTTAAAGGTGGCTTTGGGGTCATCTGCTATCAGTGCCACGACATAGTTACCCGTTACTGCCGTGCGGTCTTTGCCTACCAATATCAAATCCCCTTGCTTAAAATCAGGGGTCATGCTATCGCTTTTGACCCTAAGCCAATAATCTCCGTCTTTGTGGTGGGCAGGCACATACTCATCAAACACATCATCGCCAATATCGGTAAACTTCCCTGCCTGTACTTCGTTGATGACGGGCAACATCTTAATGGGATTGGCACGCTCCACGCCATTTACCTTACCCTGTATCTCATCCATTTTTAGCCGTAACTCATCAATGGTGGGACGGGCAGTCATCTCACCTTGTCCTGTGGCGAGCCAGTTGGGATTGACTTTTAAAACTTGGGCAAGTTGCAGGGTATTGGTGCTGGTTTTGTTTCGTCCGCTTTCAAGGTCTGAAATGCTACCCTGCGATGTTTTCACAGCTTTGGCTAGCTCCACTTGTGTCATTTTTGCATTTTTACGAGCTAGTTTTAGGCGGTCTTTGAACTCTTGCATGACTTACCCCTTTGGGTTTTAAAAAAATATCGCTTAAATGATATTTTACACCAAAATTCAAGAAAAAACAAACTATCGTAAATGCTTGCTTTATTATCGTAATAAGGATATAATAAATCCCTTTTTATCCTTAAGACGATTTTTTTATGCTAGAAAAACCAAATTTACAAGAGATTGTGAATAAGCTGTTGGAAAATCGCACTCAAAAAGAATTACATAAGATGACAGGCGTGCCACAAAGTACCATTAGCTGTTTAAAAAATGGAAAAGATAAACGCCAAATTACTTATGACAATGCTTTTGCATTAATCAACGCTTTTGAAAAAGACAAGCTAAAATCAGACAAATCAAAAACCCCTAGCGATAACTAGGGGTCGGATTAACTTAATGGAGTATTAAGTATGACTATCATACCCAAAAACCCCCACAATGTCAAGCCCTACCATAAAGAGCTAGTGGCACGGCGACTACCGGCAGGCGAGAGCATTACCCAAGCTAAGTTTTGCGATATGGTCAGCAAATCAAGCCGTCTTGCCCCACGCATTTTAGACTTAAAGCATGACGGCTATCCTGTCATGAAGCACATGATAAAACTTGCCGACGGCACGCACGTTGCCGAGTATTTTTTGCCCCGTGATTTTCTCCAAGCGGTAAACCGTGTGGGGCTGTATCAAGCCCTACAAGTTGAGATTGGTAAAAAGGCTATCTTAGGGGTTGTGGCATGATAACTCACTACTCCGACATCGCCAAACACATACACGCCCAAGAGCTTGACCGCCAAATCCAAGAGTTTTTGGCAAAAGGCGGTGTGATTAAGCAGTGCGAATACAGACCTAAACCCAGCACCAAGCCCAAGAAACAAAAACCCCTAACTGGACACCAAACTATCATCAAGCTACAAGCCATGCTCAAAAAAGGCGTGGTCATGCAGGATGAATTTGTGGCGATGAACTCATCTTTGCCGATGACCAAAGCCATGATGTTGGTTAGAAAACGCACAGGTTGGCACATCTCAAAGATTACCACCGCCAATGGCGTTGGGTATAAGATTAACGGGGGTTGATATGCACCATTACCAATTTCACATCAATGATTTTAACGCCAGTACACGCCATCTAAGCCATATTGAGCGTGCTTTATATCGTGATTTGATTGATATGTATTACAGCACCGAAAAGCCAATCACGGCTGACTTGGTGCGATTGGAGCGTGTGTTACTTGTCAAGACCGATGATGAAAAACAGGCATTGCAAAACGTGCTTGCAGATTTTTTTGTTGTCAAAAAATTAAAAGGCGATGCCGAGCCGTGCTATCACAATGCACGCATTGACCGTGAGATAAAAAACTACAAACATCGTCAAACGCCATCAAACAAAAATCAAGCACCGTCAAACAAAACATCAAACAAAAATCAAACACCATCAAACGATTGTCAAACAGACAGCGACAGACAAACAACCTACAAAAATAAAGTGGCGTTTTTGGTTAAGTCATTGAAAGATAAAGGAATTAAAGCAAATGCACGCATGAAAATTGCCGATTTGCAAACGCTGTTTGATACCCATTGCAAGCAAACATCAAACGAACATCAAACGCCGTCAAACACATCAAACGAACATCAAACGGCATTTGAGCAGTCTATAACCATAAACCATAAACCATTAACCAATAACCAATCTAATATATCCCCCCAAACCCCCCAAGGGGCAGGTGTGATTGACAAAACGGATAAAACCGATGAGAAGACCAAAGCGACAGCTAAAAAAACTCACCCAACATCAGACACGGACAAAACGCTTAACGTGCCTTTTGAAGCCTTCTGGGACAGTTACGACAAAAAGATTGACCCCAAAAAATGCAAACCACTATGGGAGCGTTTAAGCGATAAAGACCGCTTAGACATCATGGCGTATTTGCCAAGATACAAACAATCCCAACCCGATAAGCAATACCGCAAAAACCCACAGACATTTTTGAATGCTCGTTCGTGGGAAAGTGAGATTATCACAGCACAAACATACGACCAATACGGCAATCTAGTAGGAGCAAACCATGCACGCCAGTCAAATCATCAGCCACATCCAAACAGCACCACAGCATACGTCAACCGATTGGAACAAGAAGCCTTTGAACTCAAACGAGAGCTTTACCCAGAGCAGTTTGGAGCATTTAACCGGTGAACAACGCCAGATGGTTTTGAATATGATTTTTGAGCCGATACAGCCACCACCTGCATTCATGATTGACATTGTTGTTAAGCTGTTTGCCAAATTCAAACAGCGTTACAACGCACTCATGGCAACAGGCGGACAATACGACTGGGGGCGTAACAAAATCTTGGAATGGGCGGATTATTTCTCATCCAAGAATGCCACGATTGTCGAGCTAAGTCAAGCCTACCGCCTTAGCAAAGACGCCTTTAAAAAATTCCCGCCAAACGAAGTTGAGTTTTTGGATTTGGTGCGTCAAGGTCGCTACATGGACAAGGACAAAGCCCTGCAAATCGCCTGTGAGTGTGCTTCGCTTAGCCAGTATGAGACAGTGACCGACAAGTGGCAACACCCTGTGATTTTTGAAACCGCCATGCGTATTGGGTTTTTTGCACTAACCCATGAACCTGCCTACACCGTCAAGGACAAATGGGCAAGAGCCTACAAAGCAGTGTGCGATGAGATGGACGCAGGGGCAATGTTTGCCATTCCTACCGCTCCACTGCTTGAAAACAAACAGCCCATTGCCAGTGATGAGTTTGCCATGCAAATGCTAAGCAGTTTTAAAAAGTCAAAGGGGGTCTTATGCTAAGCGGATATTTGAAAGTATTTCTGAACGGCACGGGCGATGAGCCAATTTATGAACTTCACGGGGATTGGCGAAACAAATACAAAAAAGAAAAAGTGTTTAAAAAACCACGCAACACCAAAATCACGTTCCACATGTTTAACCAGTTTGGCGATAAATACGTGGAAACCCAAGAAGTCAAAATCAGCATGGATGATTTATCACGGGTCATCTATGCCATGGGCAGACAAATCATCGATGAGAACCCCGAGCATGAGATTGATACATTTGCCAGTTATGCGGTGGTGCGATTATGAATAAAATCCTAATCGGCATAGACGCAGGGGACAAAACAGGCTTTGCACTCTCGCTAAACGGCACGCTAAGACAAGCCAAAACGTTATCAATCATTGAAGCGATGGAAGAAGTCAGAAAGACTGCCCTAAGTGCCAAACGTAGCACTCAGGAGTATGAAATCACCGTGTTTATCGAAGACGCTCGCAAGAGAAAATGGGTAACAGGCGGTCGTGAGAAATTGCAAGGCGTGGGGTCAGTCAAGCGTGATTGCAAAATTTGGGAAGAGTTTTGCAAATACCATGACATCAATTACGAGCTTATCGCACCAAAAGACAACAACACCAAACTGTCCGACCAAACATTCAAACGCATGACAGGTTGGACACAACGCACCAGTGAACATGCAAGAGACGCAGTTATGCTGATTTGGGGAAGAGTATGAAATTTGAAATACCGCCTATTTTGTGGGCAAACAAAGACGGCAAACGCATCAGCCAAAGTACATTCATCACTTACACCATTTTTGAAAATGGCTTATGCAATTATGGCGAAGGCAAATTTAAAGAGTGTCGCTCGGTAGATGATGCCATGGACTGGGTAGAAACAGTTCACTATCCCGACCAAGTTAAGAAGTATTTTAGGGTGGTGTGTGACCGACAAGATGTAGCAAGTGCTGTTATTAACGACAGACACACCGCCGTTGTGTGGAGCGAGCTTTTAAAAGAGCACCAGCGATTGTTGGGTGGCAAATGAACCGACTTACCCAAATCCGTACCCTGCCCTGTGTCCGTTGCCAAAGCACCCCGTCCCAAGCGTGCCACGCTAATTGGGGCGAGTTTGGTAAGGGCATGGGGATTAAGGCAGATGATGAGTACACCATTCCCCTTTGTCATACCTGCCATGTGTGGCTTGACCAGTATCAAGAGATGGATAGGGGCAAGGCAAAGGCGTGGTTTTTGGGGAAACTTGAATTTGTTAATTCTGTGTTAAATGAGCAGGATAACCCAACTGAGAATTTATTTTAAAGGCGTTTGTTATGATGATTATTTTTTGGATTATTTGTTATTTAATCAAAACCTATTTGATTTATTTGGCTTATCAAGATATGAGTGGACTATTTGCTTTTCCTAGTTTGAATTATATTGAGATGTTATTAATTTTAAACTTTGGGTTAATGATTGGGCGTATTTTATGTAATCCTAGCTATTCGGATTTTAGTGTCTATAAGAAATTTACAACAGCAGAAAAAGTAACTTTGGGTTTTTCAGATGTGTGTATTGTTTTAATTCTTTGTTCACTTCATATGCTATATAAAATTTTCTTATGAAAAACCAGTCTTACCGTCTTATCAGTCCCGAAGTCGCAGGTAACTGTTTTCGTGCCATTCAAGAAGCCGTAGCGGATAGCAAGGGCACACCGCATAATGTCGTGGTAACGATTGGCATTGATGACGATAAGGCAAGAAGCTTGGCACAAAATCGTCTGTATTGGAGCTGGCTTCACGAATTAGAAAGCCAAAATGGGCAAGATGACGAGTGGTGGCATTGTTATTTTAAACGCTTGTTTTTATCCGCCATTTATGCCCGAGACGATGGCGAATACGCCAAAATGGCGGAGAGTATCAGACAATGTAAGGGGCTGATTGATGATAAACATTATGAGAGCATGGCTATGGGCGTGATTAAGAAAATCAGTACGACAACGGCAAATACCAAACAATTTGCCGAGTATTTAACCAAGATTGAACTATGGGCGGTGGCAAATGGGTTTGGGATTACGACACCGCAAGAATTGGAGTGGGCGAGATGATTGAATGCGTGGTGGGCAGCGAGATGGTAGATGGCGAAAGCGGATTGCCACATTTGGCTCATGCTGTTTGTTGTTTGATTTTTTTGATGTGGTTTGATGGGAGTGAGAAATGAATAGCGATGAATACTATAAATGGCTACAAAAATTTGAAAAAAGAATTACGAGCGATGACACATTCACACCACCTGCGGTGTATGACATTGTTTTAGATTATGTAAACCAATATATTTTAAATTTGGACGATTTGACGGTAGAACGCCCTTTTTATCCTGATGGCGATTATCAAGCACACGCCCAAAACTATGATGAAAACACGGTGGTGATTGACAATCCGCCTTTTTCTATTTTGTCAAAAATCATTGATTTTTATTTGGCAAATAATATCAAATTCTTTTTGTTCACCCCTTCTTTGACGGTGTTTAACACAATGCGAAACCGTGATTGTACCGCCATTATTGCCCCAAATAATATCACTTATGATAATGGGGCGGTGGTAAGTACTTGTTTTGTTACTAATTTGTGTGGTGATGTGCGAGCAATAACCGCCCCAACACTATACAATGCCCTACAAGCATTAGAGCAACAAAAACCAAAGTTACCAAAATATCAATATCCGTCCAATATACTGATGGTAAATAATTTAAATAAATTATGTAGGGCAGGGATTGAATTTAGTGTGTCGGCTGATGAGAGTGTTTTTATTAGTCAGCTTGATAGCCAAAAAGCACACAAAAAAGGTTTATTTGGTGGCGGATTGCTGATTGGCGATAACAAAGCTAAAGAACTGCAAACAAAAGAATTGCAAATCAAAAACAATTTAATAAATTGGGAATTGTCCGATAGAGAATGGGCGATTGTGGAGAGTTTGGGGACAAGTAATGATTGAACAATACGGTTTGGGAATTTTTTTGGTGTTGGTGTTTGTGTTATTGCCGTTGTTTTTGAGCTTTTGCATTTGTTCGGTGTTACTTTTTGACATGATAAAAGAACGTCGCAAATTTCAACAAGAGTTTGAGAAATCAAAAAAGAGATGGAGAGATTTGTGATGAATGATTACGCAAATTTAGATTTAGTCCGTGCGGTAATGAGCCAAAAAAGTACAAGCGAGTTTAGCAATAACTTTGGTAAGTCGCTAAGTGCGATTGATATGGCGGACGCTAGCGGTTGCCTTGTTTATGTCAGTAAGCACGCCCCTAGCGACAATCCCAATCTTATGCAATCAGCGGTGGCGTGCTATGTTGATGACAGCAAGCGTGAAGCGTTTTATCACGAAGTTGTCAAACTTGCCGAACAGGGCTATAAATCAAAGACCCAACGCCAAAAACACGCCAAAAATCTTGCCCGTGCGGTTGTGATTGATACGGTGCAATGTGCTTTGACAGACACACAAAAGGCTAAAATGCTAGGGATTTCAAAATCCACGTTTTGCCAATCGCACACGCTTGTGTATGACAACGTGGCAGGGGCTGTGGCTAGTGAGTTAAGCATTGCAGACGATGTGGCAGGCGAATATTGGCGAAAAACATTTAGGGAAAATAGAGGCTAATCAAGCCTCTTGTTCTAAGCGTTTGGCGTACTCAATAATCGCCTGTTTAATCGCCCCTGCACGGTTGCCGTTGTGGTGGGCTTTGATTTTTTGTAGGGCTTCATAGGCTTCTGTGTCGTATTGACCTAGTAGCACTCGCACATCTTCTAGGGCTTTATTGGTGTTTTTTTTGATGGCATTTAATTGAGCGTTTGAAGTTTTCATACAGACCCCTTGATTTTTGTAAAAATGATGGCATAATATTAGGTAAGGAGTGGGCTAAGGTTTCCCTTAACCCTACCCTAGATAATGCTTTTGGCGTTATCCTTAGGTACTGCTATCAATAAGCTGGTAAGCTAATGAATAACAGGGCTAAAACGATTAGTAGCTTGACAACTGTTTTCATCGTCTTTACTCCTTGTAGCTACCACTTACACAGGTCGGTAGCGGTAACCTACCAAGTGGGGCGAGCCACCGCCCTTACTTGATGTGTCTATTATATATTGACTTAGATACTATGTCAATATATAATTTAAAAAATCCGCTCATTATTTGGGCGGATTTTTTTATTGACAAGGTATGGGGAATAAGCCACAAAAAAACGGTCAAACGACCGTTTTTGTTAAATTGCCAACTGCAAGCGTTTGCCAATCACACTAAACGCCTTTTCAAGCATTTCTAATTTACTAGAATGACTCAAGTCCCACAGTCTATCCACTTGCTTTTGATTGACCGACAGACGGCGAGCAAGCTCAGCTTTGGTAATGCCTTGTGAGAGCATTTCGTGATACAGGGCAAGTTTGGTTTGCACTGATACGGGCAAATAGATAGCGTGTTCACCGTCTTGTAGCTCGCTTGGAGCGGGGATTGGATGACGTTCGTCCATATAGATACTAAATGCCGTCTCTAAGCCGTCAAGGGCGGATTGGTAGGCTTCATCAACAGTTTCGCCCACGCCAACCGCTTCTGGTATATCACGAAATTCTACCAAAAAAGTGTCGTTGTTGTCGGGTGTTAAAGTTGCTGGGTAATACATAAAATTTTCCTTATCAATTGGGCTTTTTACACAGTTTAGGAAAGTTGGGGATTTTCCCCCAACCTTATAAATCCAAGTCTTTTAGAATTTTCTTTCTAAGTCCTTCCCCAATCTCTTTGCTACCGTGATAAGGGAAAGTGGTGGTTTTGCCATTTAGGGTAACTTTGCGATGTGAGCCTTTACCGCCTTGCTTGTTTACTGTTGCCCCTTGTGCAACAAGCCACCTTTGAAATTCTGAATACTTCATAAAAAGCCCTTTGGTTGTTGTGTATGGGTGCTATTATAAGACAAATTTGTCTTATTATCAAGACAAATTTGTCTTATTTTTAAAAATATTTTTACTTGACAAATGGCGAATGATGGGCTATGATATGCCCACTACTAAACATAAAGCGGAAAACTCACACCGTCATTGTGATTTTTTTGTATCTAAAATTTGACAAAAAGTGAACCGAGAATTTTCGGAACACTCACAATCAAAACAAAATTCGTCTTATGACGGGTTGATAGGGGTAAATAAAACACCTGCAAAGGAAATAGCCCCAGCCGTCTTTATGCGGTAGTTGAGACCCGTTACCCTATTGGGTAACATTCACTAACTAAACATAAAGGTATCACTATGACACATCTAGTCATCTCAAATCACACCATCAGCCAAGACAAAAACGGCTTTTTCTCTCTCAATGACCTTCATAAAGTAAGTGGTGGTGCAAGCAAACATCAGCCATCAAACTTTTTGCGTAATGCTGAAACGCAAGAACTTATCAAAGAAATTGAGCTTGAAAAATCAAACTCATCAAATTTGATGAGTATCGCATACACAACAACCGAAGGTAAAAAAGGCGGTACATTTGTCTGCCGTGAACTGGTCTATCGCTATGCGATGTGGATTAGCCCTAAATTTAGCTTAATGGTTATCCGTGCCTTTGATGCACTTAATACTGGGGCGATACCTTGCCTTGAAACCCCCAAACTCTCTGATGAGCAATGCTATCAAATCCAAAAAGCCATTAAACAAAAATGCTTACACAATGGTGTACACTATCAGACCATTTATAACGCTCTTTATGACAAATTCAAAAAGAAAAGTTATAAAGATATTTTGGCAAGCGATTTTGATAGTGCAATGGCGTTTATTGAGAGTTTTGAGTTCGCCCCTGCTTTGAATATTGCCTTTGTGCAAAACATTCTAGCCGACAACGCCCATCAAAACCGCAAGGCACAAGATGAGCTATCACAGATGATGGCGTATTTTGGCGGTGCATTAGACCACCTGCAAGAATTAAAACACCGCCTAGAAATATCCGAGCGGTGCATTACCGCATTGCAAAATCGGTTTATTGCCTAAAATCCTGCAAAAGACACTTGACAAACCGAACAAAAAACCCTATAATTTGGCAAAATGCGGTTAAGTGTGAAAACTTAGCCGTTTTTTTCAGCCCTGCCTTTTGGTGGGGTTTTTTTGTTTGGGAGAATTTCATGCAAGACCAAATCCGAGAACTTGAACAAAAAATCAGTGAGCTTATTGCTTATTGCAAAAATGACGGTTTTTATGACCCACGCAAAATTGCGGTTTCAAACACACATTTTGAAACTGCGTTGCTTTGGTTGAAAGACGCTGATAATCGTAAATAACTGCCAACCGTCCTTATTGGGCGGTTTTTATTGCCTGTCGCTTGACCGCCGATAGAATGCACCACAGCGTAAAACATCAGATTGGGTGAGTTGGTCGCACCGCCATTTGACGAACGAACGCCACTCCCTTACCGTCTTTGTGCATTAAGTGGGTAAAGGGTTGGTAAGTAGCGGTTTCCCCATGTCCGACAGGGGCTTTTTTATTTTAAAAGGAGCGTAAGCATGGCGAAACTTACGCCAAAACAATGGGAGCTGGCAAGGGCGGATTATGAAATACACGGCTTGTCTTATTCTGATTTGGTTAAAAAATATGGAATGAGCAGGGGTAGTATTTCCAAGCGTGCCAATGATGAACAATGGCAACAGGGCAAAAATGAACAGTTAATTACAAAAAAAGTTAATGCAATCATTGAGTTACAAAAAACTGAACAGCAAATTGAACAACTTGAACCCCTTGTTCAAAAAAGCATTGATAGCGAAGTAGCACTTCGTCTCGCTCGTGAGAACCTGTTTATTGATAGTGCCTTAAAGAACCAACAACGAGCCAATGAGTTGCTTGAAATGGCTGACGATTTGGCACAGCTTAACCAACACAGTCAAATCACGGCAAGAAATAAAGAGACGGTGCTAGGCAAAAATCCAGATACGGCGATACAGATTAACAACCAAAACAATGCACCGCCTGTTTTCCAATTAAATCCTGTAAAAGCAAAATGAATGTTGATTTTCCAGAAGTTTTAACCCCTGCCTTTGACAACCTATCACAGGCTATTTATGACACCATTGTCATGTATGGCGGACGGGGTGGGGCAAAATCGCAAGCCCTAGCCAATCTTGGCATATTAGAAAGCTACATTGATGACGGTGTAATACTGTGTTGCCGTGAAGTGCAAAAATCTATCAATGACAGTATTTTTTCTATGTTGGTGAGTGCCATTGAGCGACTGGGCTTGCTTGGTGATTTTGAGATTTTTAAGCATGAAATTACCAACAAAAAAACAGGGGCAAGGTTTATTTTTGCAGGGTTAAAACACAACGTAACCGCCATTAAATCCATTGACAGATTGCGAGTGGTGCTGGTGGACGAAGCCGAGAACGTCTCGCAGGGCAGTTGGGATATTTTACTGCCCACGCCCCGTTATGGCAACACACGAATTTATGTGGTGTTTAACCCACGTTTTGAAGATGACCCCACTTATCAAATTTTTGTCGAATTGCCCCATGATAGTAAACTTGTGATAAAAATCGGTTGGCAGGATAATCCGTGGTTTCCTAAGTCGCTGGATAATGTCCGCAGGCGTGATTTATTGGGGGACATGGGGCGGTATCGCTGGATTTGGGACGGCGAGTTTTTGCAAATATCCGATGCCAGTATCTTAGCCAAAAAGATTGTCAGTTATGAGTTTAGCCTTGACAAAACCTTTGGCGAGCCGTTGATTGGCGTTGATTGGGGGTTTAGTAATGACCCGACCGCTGTGGTCGAGTGCTATGTCAAAGACAACGTGCTGTATATTTATCACGCCAATAGCAAGGTGGGGCTTGAACTTAACGACACCGCCGAATGGCTATTAAAATCCGCCCCTAATATTGCGACTTTTACCAGTCGTGCTGATAACGCACGCCCCGAGACGATAAGCAAAGTCAAGGGCGAAGGCGTGCCACTTATCAAGCCTTGTCATAAGTGGAAAGGGTCTATTGAAGACGGTATCGCTTACTTACAAGGGTTTCGCCAAATCGTGATACACTCACAGGCGGACGCTTGCCGTGCTGAACTTGTGGCGTACAGCTTTAAAAAAGACCGCTTTGGCGAGATTACCGCTGTCCCTGATGACAAGGACAACCATTATGCCGATGCCTTGCGTTATGCCTTAGAACCGCTTATCCGTGGGCGTGGTAAATCTGTTTTTGATGTGGTGCAATAATGCTAAAACAATTACTAAAAATTGCCGATAGTACCCTTGTCAATTTGGTATCAAAAATGGGTACAAACCAAGACAAAGCAAGCCATGATAGGTTTGCTTTTTTTGTGCCAAAATCGGTGTATGAGCTTGATAATATCTATCAATCCGACTGGGTGGCAGGCAAGATTATCAACCGTCCAACCCAAGATATGTTCCGTAAGGGCTATTATTTTACAGGTGTTGCAGGGTCATCATTGACACGACTCAATGCCGAGCTAAAACGGCTAAAAGCCGATACGCATTTGGCACAGGCAGTCTCATGGGCAAGGCTTTATGGTAAGGCGTATATCTTACTTGCTAGCCATGATAACGATGATTTGACCAAACCGCTGAACACCGCCAAAGGGCTAAGTTATATCAAGGCGTTGTCGGTCAAGCAGTTATCGCCAACATCGGACTATCTACCTGCTTCACAGGCAGGTGGGTTTTTTGATAAGCCTAAGTTTTATCAAATCCAAAATATGGAGCAGGCTTTGGGCTTGGTACACCATAGCCGAGTACTTGTTATTGAGTGGCAGGACGGTGTGTCGGTGCTACAAAAAGTCTATGACGAACTGTTGCGTTTTGCAAGGGTGAATAACAACGCATCAAGCCTTGTCCATGAAAGCAAGATTGATGTGATACGAACGCCTGATTTGGCAACACAGATTGAGATGAATAGCGACAACGCCTTTAAGCGGTTTTCGCTGGTCAATATGATGAAGTCAAATAACGGCATGCTTGTCCTTGACAAAGAAGAAGAGTACGATAGCAAGGCATACAGTTTTGGTGGACTGCCCGAACTCATGCGTGAATTTGCAATCCAAACATCAGGGGCGTGCGACATACCTTATACGATTTTGTTCGGTCAATCCCCTGCTGGCATGAACGCCACAGGCGAACACGACACGGCAAATTATTATGACACGGTGGCAAGCTATCAGAGCTTGTATTTAAAGCCGTTGTTTGATGATTTATTGGACATTGTGTGTGGGTATTTGGGGCTGACAGCAGAGCTACATTTTAACCCACTGTGGCAGATTGATGAAAAAACCTTGTCAGAAGTGGAAAAAAACCACGCCGAACGCCACAAGATTTACCTTGAATTGGGGATTATCACAGAGTCTCAAATCGCCAAGCAATTGGTGGAAGAAAAAACCTACACCGTGATTGATGACACTCATATCAAACTTTTGGAGCGGTTAAATGCTGACTCAATTGCAACCGATTTTGACACAGGCGACACGCCATAAAAAAGGTCGTAAAGGCAAAAGCCGTCCGATTTTTGTGTCAAAAAAAACCGAAGTACTGTATTTGACCGCCCTAAATGGGTTGATTGATGAAATGCACCAAGCGACCCTTGATGAGCTTAATGTCATCATGACACCACAAATTGGCGATGGCGTGGCGGTGGCGGACGGCTTATTTGACCGCTTTATGAGTGCTTTTGCCAACTTTTCTGGACAAATCAAAGACAAGGTGGCAAGCCTTGCCGAACAAATCGCCAAAAAGATTGTGGGCGAGCAAAAAAAGGCAAGCGATAAGCAGTTGTCGGACATGCTATTTAAGCAAACAGGCATTGATTTGACGGGGCTAATGAACGATGAAGAGCTGACCGAAGCGGTCAATGAAGCGATTGGGGCAAACGTTGCCTTGATTAAGTCAATCCCTAAGCAATACCTAGACAGGGTGGAGCTGGCGGTGCTGACAGGCTTACAAAATGGCGAGCTAAACAAGACATTGGCAGACGAACTACAAAAAATCCACAATATCACCAAAAACCGTGCCGAGCTGATAGCATCCGACCAATTAGCCAAAATCAACAGCCGATTGTCGCAAATTCGCCAACAACGGCTAGGCATTACGCATTACACTTGGCGGACAAGCCGTGATGAGCGTGTACGCCATGACCACCGCCTAAGAGACGATAAACTCATCGCATGGGACAATCCACCAGATGACGGACACGCAGGGCAAGCGATACGCTGTCGCTGTGTGGCAGAGCCTTATACCGAGCATTTATTGGGCGGAAAATCGCCTGAGGAAGTGATGGCAGAGCAGGAAGCTGTTAAGGGCGGTGCGGATTTAAATTCCCAAATTGATAAAATCCTAAAACAACAACAATCCGCCATTAAATCTGTTTTGGCAAACTCATCAAATTTAATCACTGATAATATGGGCGATTTAACGAGATTGGATTTGCCACATGGAGTAGATGGTGCAAAAGGTTGGACGGGTGGTATTATGGGTTTGAGAAAGTCAGAAAGACTAATGAAACGCCTGATTGCCGAAGGTAAAGAAATTCCGCCAGCGTGGGCAATTCATCATTGGTCAATTGACAGTAGTTATTTGGTGGATAGATATCGCAAAAACCCCTTTTTGGCAGATGATAAACGCCTTGAGATGAAAGATGCAACTGATAAAGCAGAAAGTTTAATAAAACAATTGTTTTCTGATGAAAGGGCTGTGATAAAAGAACCGATTGTGCTATTTCGTGGCGTTGGATTGCCACAGGAACAGGTTTCTTTAATTGAGAAAACACTCAATAAAGGGGGTACGCCTGAATTTGTGGAACAATCTTACAATTCAAACACTCTCAAGCTTGATTTGGCAAAACAGTTTGCAATCGGAGCAGTAAAGCATGGTAATATCCCAGTTGTTCACAAAACTCTTGTCAAAAGTGGTGTAAAAGGAATTGACATTACTGAATTAAATTATTATGATGAGCAAGAAATACTACTACAAAATAATTTAGTTCGTAAGGTTGTTTCTATGCAACAAGATAGCAATGGCGTGATTGAATTAACATCAATTATCGAGCCTAACCATTCTTATATTGGCGATAGTAAATCCAACCAATGCTTTGAACAGGAGGTTAGCGTTTACTTTCCAGATGACCCGCATTTAAATAAGGTGGCTGGTACTGTGGCAACTTTGCGTATAGGCACTGGTAAAATTTCCGACATTCGCTTAGATGATTGATTTAGCCCTGTCATACAGGGCTTTTTTTATTGGCAAACCCAAGTTTTTACTTGGGTTTTTTATTGGAAAATGGGTGATGAAACTTTTTCAAATTATTGACCTAAAACCCACAAAACGCATCAAAACCCCACAAGGGTTTATGATTTGCCAAGGCGTAACTTTGGCAAAGCCGATGGTTAAGCAGTATTATGCAGGCGAGCTTGGCGAGTTGGATGGCTTTATGCCTACCGATATTGTCAATATCTACACCCCTGCTGACGTGCTGTTTAGTGAGCAGGTCATTGACGGCTTTATGGGGGCGGACGTTACCATGCACCACCCAGACGGCAACCAAATCAACGCCAACAATTATAGACAACACGTCATCGGCACCGCCAAAAATGTGCGTGAAGAAAATGGGTATTTGGTGGCGGACTTGATTATCAAAGACAACTGGGCAATTGAAGCGATTGAGTATGACAACGTCCGCCAAATATCGCTTGGCTACTCGGCAAGCCTTGACATGACAGACGGCACAACCGACACAGGCGAGAACTACCACGGCAAGTGGCAAGCCATGAAAGCCGACCACATCGCTGTGGTGCGTGAGGGGCGTTGTGGGTCGGACTGCTATATTGGCGACAGTAATTTTAACCTAAACTTTAACCGTGAGGATTTTATGAAAGTAAAAATCGGTAACCTTGAATTTGACGTGGGCGATGGTACGCTTGCCCAAGCCATTAACAATCAAACGGCAGAATTGACCGCCCTGCAACAAGGCGAAATTAAAATTGGCGATACCGCATTTAGCCTTGGCGAACACAAAGCCATGCAAGCTACGATTGACAAGCTGGTGGCGGACAAACAAGCCTTGCTTGACGAAAACACCACGCTAAAAGCCAATCAAATCACACCCGAGCAGGTGGAAAAGTTGGTGGCTGACCGTGTCAAAACCCTTGACGATGCCAAAGCCTTAAATCCGCAAATCGTGGCGGACGGCAAAACGGTGGAGCAAATCAAACGTGAAATCGTGAGTGCGAAAGCAGATGACACGCTGGTAAAAGCCATTGTGGGCGATGTCAAGACGGCAAGCCAAGCGGACATTGACACCGCCTTTAAAGCACTGGTGGCAACAGCTGACCGCCAAACGGTGGCAACTGATACCTTGCTTGCCGATATGAATGTGGGCGATAAAAAGCCCCAGACAACCTTTGATAAATCCGCCATGTGGAAAGGAGAATAATTATGTTTAACCAAGCATTAACAGGCGATAACGCCATTGCCCTGCTAGGGCAACGTGTCAAATCCGCCCCCGAAGAAGTACTTAGTTTGCCCCTAATGGTTGAGCCAACTTATCCTGTCAAGGACGGCTCGCCCATTTATCTCACTGCTGACAAAAAGGGCTGTACCACTGTCCAAAATGCAACCGCTGGCTTTGTGGGCGTGGTGGTGCTACACAACATCGGCAAGTCGGGCAAATCTGCTGATGGCGAATTTTACCAAAAAGGCGATGTCGTGCCTGTCATGGTCAAGGGTAAAATTTGGGTCGAAGCCAAAGATGCTGTGAGCGAACTGACAGGCGATGTTGGGGCAAGCGAACAGGGGCAATTTAGCACAAGCGATACCCCATTAAAGGGCTTGCGATTTGCTAGCCCAAGCGTTGGCACAAAAAATCTAACCATTGTTGAAATTTTGGGAGTGTAACCGTGGATAAAATCCAACAAATGAAAATGCGACTTACCCCTGTGGCAAGTCATATCCAATCGCAAGTGGGCGATGCGTTCAATCTTGATGCGTTGGCAAAACTGTTTGTACAAGTGGAAAACATCAATGCGATGACCCCACAGATGACACAGGCGATGAGCTATGCCAAATATATCCCTGTCAAAAATAACTTTGGCGGTGTGGTGGGTACGTCTCATATCTTACAACGTAAGCAAGGCGTAGGTCTTGGCAAGGCGTACAGTGGTACAGGTGGCGATATTCCGCTTGCCGAAGTGCTGTACGACACCGTAAGCCTAGACATCAAGGCAGGGGCAATCGGCTATCAGTATAGCATTCACGAAGTGGCAACGGCTTTGGCAATGGGCGTATCATTGGAAGCAGATAAGATTGCCGCCGCACGCTTGGCGTTTGAAAAGCACATGGCGAATGTGGCATGGCTTGGCGAACCTGAGACAGGGTTAAATGGTTTTTATAACCAAACAGGCGTGTCAAAAACCGCCAAAACCATTGATTTTGAAAATGCCACGCCAACACAGATTCTGGACTTTTTCAACACGATGATTTTTGATGCGTTGGACGTGTCGGACGAAACAGGCATTGATATTGATACCATTATCTTGCCAACGTCTGTCTCTCGTGTGCTGTCTAGCCGTGTAACAAGCGACAACAACCCAACCTTGCTACTTGATTTTGTTAAGAAAAACAATGAGGCGGTGCTTGAAGGTCGCAACATTGAGATTGTGGCGAATAAGCGTGGTAATGGGCGTGGCGACACGGACGCTGACCGTATCGTGGCGTATCGTAAAGACCCAAATTGCATTGAGATGCGTATTCCCCAAGAGTTGCAATTTCAACCTGCCCAGCCAAAAGACTTGGATATTTACGTCCCTGGTAGCTATCTGTATCAAGGCGTTTGGCTAAAACGCATTGACAGTATGCGTTACTATGATGTCAAAAAATAA